AGTTCCCTGGTGCGGGCTAGGACATCCGGGCGTGCCGTAGCGTTGAGCATGGTCCGTGAACCTCCTACGTAGGTCAGCGGGCAAGTCCTCCGGGCGGTGCTTCATCACCGTTCCGGAGGGCGAAAAAACCTTGCCCTTTGCGTCCTATATTACCAGGTCAGCGACGATATGCGCGCACGTTTGCGGTAGCATATGCGTCATGGACGCACTAGAGGAGGCCCTCGCCGTCCGCCAGGTACGCGCCTACCTCCGCGACGGCAAGGGCAGGGAAGCCAGGATCCGCGCGGGAATGTCGCAGGGCGACGTCGGCCGGGCGGTCGGCGCGGACGAGGGGCAGGTAAGGCGGTGGGAGCTGGGCAGGCACGTGCCGGGCCGCGGCTCCGCGCTGAAGCTCGCCCGGCTGTACGGCGAGCTGGAGCGGCTGGCGGAGGCAGCGGACGCCGTGGCCGGCCAGCAGGACCGGGGCGTGATAGAGGTCGCGCCCGGCGCGGTCACGGTAGACGCGCGGGACTAGTGACCGCGCTCCGCCTTCTGGTCTTCGTGCCGTTTCCGGTAGTCCTCAAGCGCGGCGACGAGCCCGCCGTTGACCGACGTGCCCGTGTCGGCTGCGTGCGCCTCGTACCACGCCAGGAGGCCGTCCGGCATGCGGACGGCCTTAGGCGTGCTCTTGTGGCGGTCGGCCATCAGGCGGCGCTCTTGGCATACAGGTCGCGGGCCATCTCGGAGAAGAACCGCTCGCCCTGTCCGGTGTTCGTGATCCCCGCGTCGGCCATCTGGCCGAGCATGGCGGCGAACTGCCACGGGCTCATGTCGTTGATCTGGCGGGTGAGGGTGCAGTCGACCCGGTAGCCCTGCACGTGCTTCTCATGAGACAGCGCGGCTCCGCAGCCAGGCCGGAGGGCGCTTTCGATGCTCGCAGAGAAGTAGCCGGGGTTCTGCGCGCACTCGATGACGGCCTCGACCATGTCGAGGTGCAGGTCATGCATGTTGCCGTACTGGTCGCGGCGGTGACGGCGGGTGCGCGTGCCGACCGAGAAGTAGTACCGCAGTACGGCGGTGAGGTTCTGGCCTGTGGTCTTGGCGGTGTCGGCGGCGAACATTTTCCTGCTCCCTCATTAGGTGGTAGCACCACACTATCAGGTGGTAGCACCACAAGCAAGGGCTTGCTACCGCCAGCTCCTGACGTTGCCCCGCGTCGGCAGGTCCCGGTCATCGGCGGGCGCGAAGCCGTCGAGGCCGTCCAGTCCCCACGGCGCGTCCTCGGGGACGCCAGCGGCCCTGTCCTGCATCTCGCGGGCGCGGCGGTGGGCTTTCGTTTCCTCGTTCACGCCCATGTCAGCGAGGCCGGCCGCCCCGGCCCACTTGCGGACAGTGCCCGGCGATCCGTCGCCGAGGTGCGGGACGAACGCCTGCACGACGGCGGTGCCGTGGTCAGGGGACCGGCCGATCCGCTCCCGGATGTCATCGGTACTCTCCACCAGGATCTTGCCTCCGGAACGAACTTCCCACTTAGGGGTGGACAGGTCACCGAGGAGCATCTCGTCGTCCGGCAGGCAGACATCCGGGCTGGCGGACGGGTCCAGTATCTCCCTGAGCGTCCACCAGGCTTCGCTCCGGCGATTAAAAAAACCCAGCTCACGAGTGTGATCCTTGGCTTTTGAGGTGCGTGAGGCATTGAACGCCACGACCAGGGCGTGCTGCTCGCGGAGCCGGTCCACGACTCCCGCGCCGATGCCGATCACGTCGACCACGGCGGTACGGGAGGTGTCCGCGTCCAGGATGCCCTTCACGCGCCCGGTCGTCGCCATGGTGTCCTCGCGGGTGTACTCGCGCAGTTCGGTGACCACCGGGCCGTTGCGGACCGCCAGGACGGTCTTGTCCACCCCGAACCGGGCAACGTCTACGCCGACAGTGCGGGGGCGGCCGGTGTCGGGCTTGCCCGCGGCCTCCCACTCGTGCCAGCGGTCCACCGCGGCCTCGGCCCAGGCGAGGGGGATCACGGAGTCCTCGTCGCTGGCGTAGAACTCGCCGAGGACCCGGTTCTGGTAGATGGCGGAGTTCACGCCCCACTGCCGGCGGCGCTGCTCCGCCCACTCCGGGTTGATCTGCCCGGCGGCGATCGCCTGGTCGAGGGTGACGTGGCGGGCGTGCCAGTCCTCGTAGCCGGGCTTGCGGGACTGGATGTCGTAGAACCGGCCGTTCGGGGCGCCTGGCGTCGACAGGGCCATCGCGAACGCTTCCCCGGTGCCGTTCAGGGCGCCCTCGCAGGCGTCGAACGTGCCCGCGGGGATCGCCTTGGCCTCGTCGAAGATGAACAGCAGCGAGTCGGCGTGGGCACCCTCGATGAGGGCCGAGTTCGCGGAGGCGCTGGCGAACGCCGCCCCGTAGTTGAGGCGCAGGTTCAGGTTCATCAATTGCGACGGGCTGAACGGGTGGCCGCGCAGGCGCAGGTTCAGTTCCTCGTGCGCTGTCGGCGCGCGGCCTCCGCGGACCTTGTCCCAGCGGACGCGCTGCACCCACTTGTGTATCTCCGGCCACAAAAACTTCGAGATCTGATGCCAGGACCCCGCAGTCGTGGCGACTTTCCAGTCGACCCCGGCGGCCTCGCGGGTCAGGGCGAACCACAGGATCGTGAGCGCGCTTAGCGTGGACTTCCCGGTCCCGTGGGGCGAGCGGACGCAGACCCGCTTGCGGGCGGGAACCTCCCCCATGATCTCCCGCTGGTAGGCGGTCAGGCCCCTTGCGCCGCGCCAGTCGATGCAGTCGGCAGCGAACGCGGCCGGGTCGCCGTAGTAGCGGACCGCGCCCGAGGCAGCCGCGGCGGCGCGCTGCTCCGCGTCCCCGAGCCTGCGGTCGAGCAGGCCGAGGACGGCCCGGTCGGCGTCATCGGGCGCGGTCACGGTCACCGCATCAGCGCGCTATCCGGCGATCCGCAGGTTGCGCCGGAACTCGTTCCTCGCCGCGGACTGGCCGACGGCGTCAAGGCCGGACTTCTGCAGCGCCTCCGTCAGCGCCAGCTCCAGCATGTCCGCCGTGCGCTGCTGGATAACCGCCAGGCGCTCCTCGATGTTCAGCTTCGCGATGTCGACCAGCAGCTTCCCGAGCCGGTCCATGGCCCGCTCCATGACGGCGATCTCAGCGCGCAACTGCTCCCCGCCCTCGGTGGAGTAGCGGATCGAGCGCATCTCGTTGACCTTCTCCCCGATGATGTCCTCCCACGCGGCGGCACGTCCTGCGAGGCGCTGCAGGGCGGACAGGGGATCGGTGACCGCAGGGGCGTCGCGCTGGTACAGGAGCCTCGCGGCTTCCTCCTGGAGCCTCGCCTCGGCGATGACGGGCTGCGCTGCCCCGCCGAGGTGCATGCGGCAGCGCTCGGTGCCGGTGACGGGCGAGCCGTGGCAGGGGCCGCGGTTGTTCTTGCGGGGGCAGGTGCACTCCCACCGCTTGTGACCGTCGCACCAGCGGCCCCGGTGCATGGGGGTGACGGTCACGACAGGGGGCGCATGGGGCTACTCGGGAGCGGCATCCGCTTCTCCTCCCCCGAGGCGCATCCAGGTCTTGCCGCCGTCCTCGGAGAAGCACCGGCTGTCGCGGCGGTTCTGCCAGAGCGGGTACCCGGACGCCTCACCCTGGTCGATCCATTCGGCCGGGTCGCTGGTTACGGGACTGAGCGGGTGCCATTGCAGCAGCTCGTGCAGGACAGGGACGGCGGCGGAGGCTGAGCCGCCGGAGTGGCCGAACGAGGCGAACTCGCGGATCACCCGGCAGTACCAGCCGATAACTTCCGGGTCCTCGCCGATCAGCTCAAGTTCCCGGCGCGCGTGCTTCGCCAGGCCGCTGTCGTCCTCGCCTGTCACGTCCCCTCCCGCTTCAGGGTCTTGGGGGGACGGCGGGCGGCGGTAGCAGGCTCCCCTCCTGTTCCGCCGCCCGCCGCTGGCCGCACCGCGGAGGGCGGCTCCGGTGCGGCCGGGGGAATGGCCTCGTTGATCGGGAGCATGTCGGCGAGGGCCTGGACTCCGGCATGGGCGGCCTCGGCGGACTCCCTCGCGGCCCGGGCGTCGACCTTCGCCGCGGTGACGTCCTCGCCGTGCTCGCGCAGGGCGCGGGCGTGCTCCGCGGCCGTTGACTCAAGGCGGCGGAGGAACGCCTCGATCCGGTCGAGCTGGTCGCTTCTGCGGGTCATGTGCTGCCTCGCACGGTTGTCGTCATCTCTTCGTGCCTTCGGTCGATGTGGTCAGCTGTGAGGCCGGTCGTGACGTAAGCCCAGACCACGCCGACCAGGGGAATCAGCGAGAGCATCATGAGCGCGCCGAGCGCGTAGGCCAGGCCGCCGTGGGGGCTGACGTCGCAC